ACGCCCAGCGTTTCCGCGGCCGCGCCGGTCAAGCGGCTGTCGAAGTCATGACGGCCGGTCGTGTCCTCGTATTGCTTCTTGAGGCCCCTGAGCTGTCCAGCCATCAGTTCTCGAATGGTCTGAATGGCCCCCTTGACCTGCTCCGGCGTCTTCGCGGCATCAAGAACGCTCTGCGCCTCCTGACGGTCGGTGACGCCACCGCCCGATCCCACGATTGCCTTGACGATCTCGCTGCCGACGATCTGCTTGGCCGAGTTGAAGTTATTCGGAGCCGTGCCGCCGAACTGTTCCGCCCAAGCATTGGCGACGCGGTTGAACGCCTTCACGTCGTTGTTTTCGAGCGCGTCGGCGAGCTTTTCGAGCGTCTTCAGATGATTCGTGGCGACGTTGAAGGAATTGATGATCTGACCTTGTTTCCCTGTGGCGAAGGCGGTGACGGCTGCGCCTCTTGCGCGATAATCCGCGGCGAAATTGGTTATGTCTTCCGCCGTAGCGTCGGGATGCTCGTCGATATAGCGTTGCATCGCCAGCGCTTGAGCGGAGCGCGGCTGACGAAGCTTTTGCAGGAATCCGGCTACGTCTTCCGCCGTGGCGTCGGGATGCTCGCGCTTGTACTGAGCCAAGGCTTGTGCCTGGGGTGTCGTGCCTTCCTCGAGTTTTCTGCGCTCGTTCTCCATCCGCTCGCGCTGAATTTCCAAGGACTGCTTACGGAACTCATTCAGAATGTCCTGTTCCTTCAACCTATCAAGCATCTGCTCGCGAGTTTCGATGATCCTGATCGCCGCGTCGTAATTCCCCGCCTTTACCAGAGAAAGGACATGTTGATCCTGGAACGCGGAAGACACGGCTTCCAACGCAGCCGATTTGTCTCGAATCGAAGTTCCGTGCTTTTCGAGCTGCGCGCGGTACGCTTGCATCATCTCGTCGTTCTGCTTCACCACCTGATCCAGAGCGTCCCGATACTGCTGCTCGGCCTGCTTCGCCGCTTCCAGATGTCCTTGGTGATAGCCCTGCATTGCAGAGGCGGCGGCATTCAGAGCCGCGGTGGCGGGCGATCGGGTGCCGAGCGCGGAGAAGATGGCGAGAACCACCAGGGGGTTGTTGAAGGACTGTAGATTGTCCTCCGGCTTGATCCTGGGGGCTTGCGGCAGAGACTGAGGTTTGGGGACATCGGGAAGCGAACTCGCCTCCCTGTAGATGTCCTCCCCGATCTGTTGCTGACGCTTGGCAAGGCGGGACATCTCCGCTTCCTGCGGCGCCGTCTGCGCACCGATCTTCTTCGCGAGAGGATCGATCTGCTCAAGCAGGCTGTCGAGCGATCCGAAACCGCTGTCGGGCATGGCTTACACCGACTGTATCCCGCGCGCCGCGGCGCCCAGAGCGGCGGACCCGGCGAAATTCGCCAAGGCCTGTTGCAAGCCCTGATCCTGTTGCAGGGTGAGCCCGGCGATGGCGTTGAAAATCTGATCCTGGAGTCCCGCGGCGTTGAGGCCGGTTTGAGTGGCCTGCGCGGCGAGCTGGGCGCGTTCCGCCACCGCTCTTTCGTCCACGGCATTGAGTTCTTGGGTTTCCATCGTGGACCCAGACAATCCGAGATTTGCATATTTGGCGCGGATCTGGGTTTTGGCGTCGTTGATGGCGTTCTGCACCATCTGCTCCTGACCCGGAGGAAGAACGCCCGTCGTCTCCGATGCGATGAGCTGTTTGGCCGTGCTGCCGATATTGTTGAGCTGATCCTGTACCCCAGAAAGATTGGGGATGCGCGGCTTGGTCAATTGACTCAAGAGGAGCCCTCCCCCCGACAGCGCTAGGCCGGGATTCGCTTTCAGGAAGCTCAGGATGTTGCCGCCAAGACCGCTGGAGCTGCTGCTGCCGAGATCGAAGGTGCCCGTGGCGGGGCCAAAGGGTAGGTCTTCCATGCCGGCTCCTGTAGCGGCTGGGGTGGAAAGATTCGCCGGGGCGAAGGCGGAATTCTCGGCGCCCCCGGCGATCGAGGGATCGGTCTGGAAATTGAACGTGGTCGATCCCGTGGTGGCGGGTGCCGTTGACGTGCCGCTGAAAGCGTCTGCAGCGCCATTGGCGCTGCCGAACGCATTCGATCCGGCGGTGCTCGGATTGAGTTCGCTGGCAATGTCGTTAACCTGCCCCGTGACGGGCGAGGTATTGGCGAGTCCGCTGGCAAGGGACGTGGCGGCGGGGCTCAGAGAGGTGGGCGCAGCCCCCGTCATGCTGCCCGCGCCGGACAAGGCACCGAGGTCGGAGGTTGCAATCGACGGAGCCGTACCCACACCCGCAATAGGACCCGCACCGGAGATCGCGCCGAGGTCGCTGGTCGCCAACTCGGGAACGCCGCCCCCGAGGATATCCGCTGCCGCAGCCCCGCCTCCAGCGCCGCCGATCGCGCCGGCAGTGCCAGCCGCCGCCGGAGCGGCAGCGCCCGCGGCTTCCGGCGCGGCGGCACCCGCCGCTTCGGCTCCCGCTCCCGCCATGCCCCCAGCCGCCGCCGAAATAGCCGGGGCCGCCGCGGCGAAGATGACCGGACCGAAGGTCTGGAGGAAATCCATGAACCCGAAACCGGGGTCGGGCGTGGCCTGGGTCGGGAATTTTCGCACGAGCGCCGGCAATTCGTCTAGCATCTCGGGGGTGATGGCGCCTGGAGGGGTGGTGTCGAAAACCCTCCCGTTCTCGAAATCCGGGATGTTGGCCGTTATGAACGGAGCTTCGGCGCCCCGCGCTTTTAATTGATTCAGGATCGCCATCACGTCCGGGGCATAGCTGGGCGGCGGGATGTAGCCTGGCCAATTCGGGTTGTCGAAAAGCGGCACCTGCGACGCCACCTCATAGGCGAAGGTATCCGGCAACTGCCCCGTCGCCAATTGCTGTAGCAACGCCCGGACCTGAGGGTCGCTCTCCTGCATCCACCAGGCGTTCGGGTCGTCAGCCATGTGTCAATTCCTTAACCATGAATTCCGCTTGCAATCGCAAGGTGTCGTGCCGATCTTATGTGCGACCTCGGATGGAGGAGGAGGACATGACCAGGATTTTCGGGGTTTTGGCGCTTATGGGACTCTCCGCCTGCACCATGGGCTACTGGCCCAAGGTCGAGGGGACTGTAGATCAGAGCCGCTACCAGGCCGATGTCCGCGAGTGCCAGACGGACAGCCAAGGGGCCGGCGGGAATGCGGCGTATCTCTTGGGTGGAATTGCGGGTCAGGCGCTTGCGGCAGACAGCGACGCGCAAAAGACCGCAATCAACGCCTGCATGGCGAAGCGGGGCTATCACGTCGTTTCCTGACCGCGGACAATCCATCCGGCGACACCCTCATTGGAGGATGCAGCCAGCCGGTCAGGCGAGGACTTGAGGAGAAAACGGCACGCGCCTCCGAGGGGCTGCGGCGCTACCGTCGTTTAGAACCTATCACAACCGGGCTTGCGGCTCAAATTTTCAAGGCCTGGCAGGCCGCAAGATGTTCCTCGTAATTGTAGAAGGCCCACGCGTTCCTCTGGAGCCGGTCGGAGAAATTCACCGAGGTCAGGTCGTTCGACGCCAGACCCAGGGCCGCGTTGAAATCGTTGTGGGCCGATTGATGATCGTTCAGCCATCGGTCGATATGCTGCATGTCCACGGGATCCAAAACGTAGATCGGCAGGTTAAGGTGTCCCTGCTGCTGGATCGCCGTCCGGATCCGCAAATGCTCGGCCTGATGATAGAAGAACCACGCTTTCAGGTCGCGGTCGTTCTCCGGCAGGAACAGCAGCTGATTGAGACTCACTGGAAATTCTTGGTCGGTCGCACGCCGCGGGGCGGGATGCCCGGTCCCCTGACCGCAACATCGGCATCAGGCTTCTGCACCCGAGAATCCATCCCCTCCTTCGCCTGTTTTCCGGGGAAGGAGCGGGGCTTGTCAGGATAGCGAGAGGTCATGATCAGCGTCCTTTCAAGACGAGGGTGACGATCAGCGTTGCCATGCCGATGATGAGAGCGCCAGCCGAGGACAGGACAACCCACCACAGGCTTTGAATGCTCGCCCCCATGCTGTCCAGGCGACGGCGGATTTCTCCCCAGCGCTCGGCGCATACCGCCTCATGCGCCGAAAGACGCCCTGCCACGTTTTCGGCTCCATCGCTCATGTGTATCTCCTCGATCGGTCATGGCGCGAGCAGCGTGGCGACTTCCCCCTCAGTGAGGAGTCCCTTTGAGCGCAGAAGGTTGACGTTCTGGATCGTCCGCGGATCGGTCACGTCGATCGCCACCACGCCGCCCGCGTAGCGCAGCGCCAGTGACACGGCGGTGTCGGTCCGCGCCGCAGTGTCGAGCGCGGCTTGCGTCGCTGGCGACAGCCGCATGAACCAGTCGAGGGGTGACGGCTTCGGTGGCGGAGGCGGCGGCGGCGCAAGACGCGGGTCGTCGTCTTCGACCTCGACCTGTGTACAGCCGGCATAGGCGGGTTGCGCCATGTCCTGCGCCACAGCGAAGTCGCCGACGCGCTCACCGCGCGCATCGAGAATGAGCCAGCGCATCAGTTGAACCTCCCTCGGGTGTCGAGCCAGCCGATGACGCGCAGCGCGAAGCTACAAGTGGCATCAGACTCAAATCGTAGCTGTTGCGAGGTGTTGGTAAGTGTCCATCCCGACGCCTGAAGTCGCACGATCGTAGTCGCTGAGGCGTTGTCCGTGAAGCCAAGGGTTGGACCACCCGTCGTTGAGGTAGGCACAAAATCAGTGAACGACGGATTGTATATCCTGACGTTGCCCGAAGTGTTCGACGACGAATTGAACGCCGCGGCTTGCCAGTTAGCGAGAACCTGTACGCCAGGCGGGCAATTGACGGTGCCATTTATTGGCGTCGCCCCGGTAAGGACGGTGCTGATGTCGTCGTTGGTGGGGCTATTCCACCAAAAGTAATCGCCAAATTGCGTGAACGGGATGAGCTGCGCCGAGGCATTCGTCTTCACCGAGCCGAGCCGGCGCTTGAAGGTGAATCCATTGGGCATCGTCGGCGCGGAAACGGAGGTCGAGAACAGCGCATCGACCGTTCCGTTTGCCTGACCAATGAGAAACACGTGATACCACGTGTTAGCCGCGATCGTTCCGGTATCGAGCGCGCCATTTCCCGACCCGAACGCCCACGCCGCCGTGCTTTTGCCGTATCCGGCAACCGTGAGCGTCATCGCCAGCGCCTGCGTGTCATCGACGGCGACGCCCTGCGATATGTCCAAGACGGTATTCGGATTGCCGCTGTCGTTGCTGAGCGTCAGCCCGGCCAGATAATCCCTCGGCACAAGGAGACCGCCGGAGGTCTGGCTGATAATGACGAAGCCACCCGCGCCGTTGTTCAGAGATGAGACGAACATGATGTCGTAGGCGGAGTTCAGCGCCACTCCATTTGCGCCCACTTGCACCGCGCCGCCAGGCAGGTAGAGATTGAAGATCCCTCCGCCGGCAATCTGCACCGTCACCGATCCGGTAGAAGTCCCCGCTGCGATAAAGGAGAAGCGTTGCAGGTTCTGCGGCGGATTGTTGACCGAAGGCTGATTGTTGAAAGGCGTCAGCACGATGGAATTCGTACCTGTGGCGGTGCATTGGGTGATGCCCATCGCACCCACGGCATTGAAGTTCTGATCAAGTTGGACCAGGGGGATCTGCGATCCGCCCGGCGCTGTCGCGAAAACGTTGTTCAATGCCATCGGTCAGGCTCCGTAAGGTGCATAGTCGCGATAGCCCAGGGCCGCGGTGACCAGCGTGAAATCAGGGCTTGTCGAGGTGAGCGTTAGCCCCAAAAGTCGCCCGTAGACGCTATCGACGTTGGCACCGGAGATCGCGCCGCCAGTGCTGCCCCAAGTGACGGTTTGCGATGCGTTGTTCTGCCATCCGACCGTCTGAGCGGAATTGTTGATCCACGTGACCGACGCCAGCCCCGAGATCGTGACAGCGCCCGAGTTCACGTCGGTATCGATGCTGGCGGAGATCGAGAATCCCTGTCCGGAATTGTCATTGGCCTGCGTAAAGACCCGGAGCGCCTGTTTGATGACGATGAATCCCGAACCCGCCCAGAGCTTGGTCTGCAAAATCTTCTTGAGACTGGACGAGGGCGTGGCGAAAAGCTGGAAGATCGTCGTGCCATCCGTCCCCCACGCGACGGGCTGTGAATTCACTTCCTGGGTGGCGATGTAGGTGAGATTCTTCGATTGGCTGGCAATGAAAAAGGTCTTTCCGTCCCAGCACAGCAGGACATTTCTCGGCTGTCCGGTGAAGGGGTCGATGATGGTGACGAGGAGAAGATAGACCTTGAGAGAATAAATCGTCGCGACCGCCGCGGAGGGAATGCTTGTCCCCGAGGTGGGAAGAATCGCCGTGGCGAAGATGCCATCCAATTTCTCGGACAGCTTCTCCGCTGTGGAGCCGAACAACCCATAAATTCCGGTCGGATTGGCAAAGACCAGAGCCCGGCCGTATGCCTGCACGCTATCGCGCCACGGTGTGCCGGATTGCGGGTCGGTGTTATTGTTGTTGAAGGTGGTCGTGGGCGGACTGCCCGCGGTCTGGACGTTGGAGATGACTTGAATCGAGGAGTCGCCGAAGGGATAGAGATAGCCATTTGCTTGCTTCACGGCATGGAAGCCGACGCGCAAAAAACTGTCCGAGGAGGTGAAGGTGCCACCCCCGGCAGAAGTCGAGAAATTCGCCCCATTGCTGGGGGCGCTGAACGTGCCGACGCCGTTGGTGTCGTTGAACACCCAAACCCTGGACTGAAAGGTCTCGATCGAGCTGCCGCTCAGTCCCGTCGGCATGGTGGTTGCTGAACCGCCATTGAGCCATGACGGACTCGACCCGCCAGGCGAATAGAGCGTCCCGCCCGAGGCTTCATCCCAAGCCCAATAGCCGTTCGCTTGCGCCGTCGACGCGACGATGATTCCGGAAGATCCCCATTGCGCCGCCGAAGGTCTTTGTCCGCCCGCGATGAAGAATGTGTTGGCCGTCGTGCTCATCTGCGTGACGGCAAGGGTGCCGAGATTCACCTGATCGGCGGTGCCGTCGTTCAGAAACGCGGCGATATAGTTGGTCGAGCCAATATTGAACGGGAAGAACGACACGATCGTCTTGTTGGCGGGTGCGGTGTAAACCGCGCCGCCCACGTCCCATAGGGTCCGAAGATTCCCGTTGCCGATCCGGATGAAATTCTCCTGCCAGGAAGTCTCCTGATCGTCGATCGCGGAACGCGCGTCCTTGGTGTTGAGCCCCTTGGACTGCTCCAGGGCAAACACCTTGAACTCCTCCGGAAAGGGAAGGCCCTCGTTCTGCTGCTGAGCACGCTGCGCCATGTCAGCATCCCAGCCCGTTGTAGTAATCGGTCACCAGCGAGCGCATCGAATTCGCGCGAGCCGCACGTATGCGCTGCTGGTACATCTGCATCATCAACTGCGCGTCCTGCTTCCTCTGTCCGTAGAGGAAAGCAAGATAGGTCGCGTAGTATTGAACGGCGTCGGTGAAGGGCGAGGGAATTGCTTCCGGATCGCTGTCCGATCCAAGAGCCAGAGGGACGCAGATGCAGTCCCAATCCATGCCCAAAACCGAAGAAGGGATAGGCCAGAAATAGAGCGTTCCATTCTCTCCCTGGCCGTATTGCGACCACACCGAAGGGAAATTCGAGACAAGCGGCCACGAGCGGTATTTCGCGTTGAATAGGGTCCACGGACAATAATTGAGGGGCGGCTTGATGTTGCCCCAATAGACCGCGACCTGCTTCAATGACAAAATACCCGAGACACCCGCGGTCTGCTGCACGAAGGCATTCGCGGTCGCGAAGCTGTAGACTTCCTGATTGGCGACGGTGAAATTCCCCGAGCCCAGCACGGCCGTCGCTCGAGCTCCAGACCCTCCTCCGCCGGAGAAAGTGATTCCGGGAGGCATGTTGTAGCCGGACCCGGCCGTGGTGACGATGACGCCGGCCACGCTCCCGCCCGATATCGTCGCGGTGCCTTGGGCGGTCACGCCGTTGATCAAGGCGGGACCGGAGAAAGTTACCGTCGGCGCGGAGGTGTATCCCGTTCCCCCATTGGCGATCGTCACCGAAGCCACGCCGGCGCTGTTCGGGGGCAAGACGCGAATGCACTGCCCGTCTTCCGCAACGCGCTGGCGGGCCTGATTGATCCAGCCGGTGATCAGCGAGACGGGATAGAACGATCCTGCCGTGTCATGGACGAGCTGCTGAACCTGGCTGATATAGCCGTTGAGCGCCATTCATGCGCTCCTGCCTTTTCGCTCGTCAGCGCAGCGGCACAGAAGAATCACCGCAGCGTTGAGAATGTCAGCCTTGGCGGGAGAGCGGCGGAGCTGTTTCAGCCCCGCCACCATCCGAGAGCACGAAGCACAGGAGTGCCGATCATGCATCGGCCGGCATGAGGTAGACGGTATCGGTAACGCCGCCCACTGTCGCGGTGGCCTGCGCCGCCGTCGTGGTCGGGAGAGCGTTGCCGGCGGGAATGACCGACAAGAACGGAACCAACTGAAAGCCGATGCCGCTGTCTTCGATGATCGAGCCCGCGGTCTGGATGCCGCCGCCCGCGGTGGTCGTTCCCGCGATGCGCGCCTGCCGCACCTGAGTAATGCCTTTCTCGACGGCGGGCTGCGTATGCACAGCGCTAGCCGCGCTGACGCCGCCCACCGACTGCAACTGGAAGGGCTGCGCGTTACCGTAGCTCGAGCCCGCGGTGACCACGGTGAAGCCCGTCACCGCGAAGTTCATCAGAGCCGTGGCTGCGGCCGAGGACCCGCCACCACCCGAGAAGCTGAGCGTGGGAACCGAGGTCTGCGGCGTTCCGGGATCCGTGCAGACCACCGCGGCGATGGTATTGGCGCCCGTCAGAGTCAAGGTGGTGCCAAGCGTGCCCTGCCCGACCGGTGTTCCGATGGGAACGCCGGGGAAGTTCGAGACCGCCGCGCCGCACGGCGTGATGGCCGTGGTGGTGTTGGGATTGAAGACCGGATTGTTCGGGTCGCGCGGATCGGCGACGAACCAGATCTGCGGCGCCGACACGTAGCCCGCGCCCTGATTGGTGATGGTGATGCCATTGACGGCGCCGCCCGAGATCGTCGCTACCGCCGTAGCCTGAATTCCGCCGGCCGGCGGCGGGGCGATGATGCAGATCGGCGGATAGGTGTAGTTCGCTCCCGCCTGGCTCGGAACGGTCGCGGTCGTGTTGACGAGACCGCCGACGATCGCCCGCCACAACGATCCGCCGGCCGAGGCGGTCACGGTCGGAGCGGAGGTGTACCCGGAGCCCGCGTTCGTCACGACCGCGCCCGCGGCGCAGCCCGAGAGATTGGCGAGACGGAAATTCGCGCCGTCCGACGACACCGGCTGGGCGCAGTTGCCGTTCATCTGCGCGACGTTGCGCCACAGCCCCGAGACGGGATCGAGGAACTGAAGGTAGGTGTAGGGGCCGGGGACGATGAACCACGATCCCGCAGGAATGAGCGCCGTCTGACCCGCGGTCAACGTGATCTCGTTGGAGGTCAGCGCCTTCAGGCTGAGCGGGATGTTGATGCCGCCAATGGACATGATAGCCCCTCCTTAGAAGGCGCCGCCGGTGATGCCGGTCACCTGCATCGACGAAACCGGCTTCGAGCACACGAAGTCGAAAGCGACGATCAGGACGCCGACGTTGGCGATCTGCATGTTGGGGATGGCGCTATAGAAGCCGGAGAAGACGAACGGCGCGTCCTCCGACAAGTACATCGCCATGTAGCGGGTATTGACCAGGATTTGCGTCCCCTTCGGACAGAAGGGGTCGGGATAGATCATGGTGTTGCCGATCGACAGCCCGCGGAAGCCGGCATTCACCACGTCGTTCTGGCCGAATTTCGTGCCGGGGTTGGTGTTATACTGCTCGGCCGACATGTAATCGGTGAGCAGCGTCGCCCAGTCCGAGAAGGACATGAGGATGAGGTCGGGCGTCTCACCCCCCGCCAAGAGACTCGCCTGCGCCAGCTTCACCGCCTGCGCCGAGCGGGTGAGAACCGCGCCCGCGGAAGTGATGAGATTCGATTGCCAGACCGGAGTAGCCTGACGGTTGATCCCGCCATAGGTCGGGGCGTTGGTGCCGTTGTCGAAGGCGTTCAGGAAGCTGTCGGGCTTCAGAGAATTGGCGGTGTTGAGGGTGTAGAGATCCGACGCCAACTGCTGCAACGCTACGGTCTTGGCATCGGTCAGACGCGCCTTGCACAGATTGATGATCGTCTCCGACGACTGAATCACCGCCTCCATTCCGAGGAAGGGGATCGGCACCACGCCGAGGGAGAGATTGAACTGCGCGTTCTGGATCGCCGTCTGCACCTGAGGCTGCGGGAAGCCCCCGTCGTAGCCCGCATAGGAGAAGCTGACGAAGCTGTTGCCCTGGACGGGAATGGTCACCTGAGAGACGCCGCCCTTCGCCCGCTGCGCATTTCTCAGCAGGAAGGACAACGCCGGATTCGCCTTGTAGAGCTGGACGATCAGGTTCGGCACGAAGGCCCGGCGGACGATGCTCGTCAACTCGTTGAAGATCGGTCCCGACGCAGGGACGATACCCTGACCGGCAATGGGCGTGACTGCCATGGATCAGACTCCTTTCACCGGCAAAGAGCGGGATTCGCCGATGATCTTCGGGACTTGACGCTCGAACCATGCGTCGGGATCGTTGACCATCGCAGCCAAGTCCTCCTGCGCCTCCTTCCCGTCAGCGGAGAAGAAGTTCCAGGATCCGCCGAGATTCGATTGACCTGCCGGTTCGGGCTTGGTGGTGCCGACGACGTAGCCCGCGGCGATTTCGGGATCGGAGATTTTCTTTTCCTCCATCACCTTGCGCACCCGGTCCATGCCCTCGTCGGTCAAGCCGAACTGCTCGCGCACCTGGGACAAGGCACGCTCGCGCGCGTAATCGGTCGACGCCTTGCCGAAAAGTTCCTTGATCTCGCCGATCGACTTCTCGATCTTGTCCATCCGCTCGTTCTGCGGCTTCAGGAGATCGAGTTCGGGAATGCGGGCCTGGGGGTACTTCTTCTTGATGAGCTCCTTGAAGCTCACGCCCACGGATTCGTCGGTGTAGAGATCGTTCAACAGCGCGCGCAGGCGCTGATTGGCAACGAACTCCTCATCGGAGATCTCGCGCGGCATCAGCTACGACCTCCGACGTGCTTGATGCCCATGCCGATATCCATTTTCTTCGGCTCGGTCGAACGGCGAGAGCCGATCTCGGCATGGTCGAGGTCAACCCGCTTGATCTGCGGGTCGCTGTCCTTGACCTGATCGTAGGCGGGGCCGGGAAAGCGGGGATTGGGCATGATGTCCTCTATGCGGCGGCTCTGCCGCCCTGGGATGCGAGCGCGCGCATCAGAAACTCCATGGGCGCGTTCTGGCGTTGCTCGTTTTGGAGATTGTTCACGGCGGTCTGCTGAATGCCCGGCTGCGCCTCAGAAGCCGGCGCCACCTTGGCAAGCTTCTGGACGCAATCCAGAACCGCCTTGTGGCTCTCACTGCCAACGGGAAGCGACGGCAGCGCTTTCTGAAGCGTCTCGATAGCGAGGCGAACCTGCGCCATCGCCTGAGCGCCGTTGCCGGGCTGGGCAAGCTTCTGCCCCATCGGCGCCGCACCCATCGGCGGGGTGCCGGTCATCTGGGGCGGCATGCCGGGAAGCGGCATGTTCGCCTCGAAAGGCGGCGGAGAAGTAGGGAAGCGTCAGGGGGCGGGGATGGTCAGGACGGGAGGAACTGACGATCGGCCCAGGAAGGAGAGGAGCCGCCCCCTGACGGCTCCTTACTTCTTGCGCCGCGAGCGACGATGACGACGAGCCATGTCTTTCACTCCTTTTGACCCGCGGGTCTCAAGTCGATACGCGGGCCGAGGTGGCGCCGACCATCAGCGCCGATGAGAGCCTTGCTTGGTCAGAAGCTCTGGATGCTGGCGTATCAGCGCCTCTTGAGCTTCCTGGCGTTGCTCGGCTGCCGCCACCAGATTATCCTCATGCTGCGGATGGGTCAAGCGCAACAAATCGATGGGCGAGATCGCGTGATTCGCCGCCAGAGCGAAGGCCAGTCGTCTCTCGTCCTCGCTGAACGCCGGCGAGGCCGAATGGCTGTCCACCTCCACGTGGAAATCGTCGGGCAATTGCGATAGCAGGAATTCCCCGTCTTTACCCATGAGCCTCGACATTAGGCCGGATGATTTGGTCTTGTATCTGTATGCAGTGGCGTCCTGCGCCTGCATCAATCTCAGGAAGAGATCGCCGCAATCCTCGAGCTGACGCTCGACAATGAGCGCTCTGTCCCGGATGCGGGGGCTGCCCGTTCTCAGCAACGTATCGGCATGCACGCCGGCTCTTACCCCAGGCTCTCCCTGCCCCTGCATGATCGGCGGGGTGCCCGTCACGTCGTCGAATTGATTCCCGAGCTCGTGAAGGTCCACCCAGATGTTGTCGGGCATCGGTGGAGCTATGGGCTGGGCCTTCGCATTCGGATTTTCCTCGGCGATGAAGCCGCCTGGGATGTTTTGCGCCGCCCAGACTTCATCATTGATGCCGCTCGTTCCGGAAAACATCGTCGGAGGGTTTTCCTGCAATCGCATCATCCTCTCGATGCCGTAGCAGCGCTTCTTGATCTGATCCTGAAGCATGAAGATGTCTGCAATTTCTGACCTTCCCCAGAAATATCCCTCCGTCTCGTTCGGGCAGACCTTCACGAAAGGATGATGCTCCTTGATGTTGCAAAGATTCACGTGCTGCATGTCGCCAAGAACGGGCGTCGTGCCGATGAGCTGAATCGTGGTGTAGTCCTGCCGGTCGTCATCGATCACCCAAAGCTCGTCGAATCTCAGAAGTCCCGCCATCACCTGAGCCGACAATTGCGGCGCAGGGCCTTCCATCCAGCGGACGATTCCCCCAGCGGGGTTGTTGGTGGCCTGCAATGAGACGGGATTGGTGCCGCCAATCACCAACTGCTTGAAGTAATCGTCCTTCTCAGATGTCTCGTCGCCCTGCTTTTCTTGACCGTGAATCTCCCGCAGGATTTCCTCGCGGCGTGGATTTCCGACCAACAGGCGATCGACGGCGGTAGGCGTCAAAAACGTCGTATGAACGAACGCCTCCTGATGATCTAGGCTCGGCAGGTCTTCCCGATAGACGGCAAATCCCGCGGCGGGGATGGTGAAGGTGTCGACGCCATTCCGCCCCCAAAGCTGCTTGACGATCCGACAGCCATCGATAAGGCCCCATTTGACCGCTTGCCCAAAGGCCAGGTCCGCGCCGCGCCGATGGAAGTCCTTCGACAGCACCGACGCCGCAGCTTCGCCCATGCGCTTCGCGTCGTCGCTATGCGTCTTGTCATAGTCGATGGCGAATCGGACATCCACCGGACTGTAGAGATAGGAAGCGAGGCGATCGACGTGGCCCTTGATCTTGTTGTAAGGGCTGGGCTGATCGTCATCGGCTCCGGTGAAATAGTACTGGCGCCAGCTCTGATACTGCGAAATGCGCTGCTTGCGCGACGCCTCGCATTCGTCGATGAGCTCGCGCGCCCAATTGCCGATGTCTCGCTGCGGAACCTTCACCCACTGCTATGCTCTCGATCTGCGCTCATCGCTTAAGACTCTGTTTGATCGCTGCCTGAGCCATCGCCATGGGATCGGCGATGCCCGATGCTCTCGTCTGCGCCGTAGCGGCCTGCGCCATCTGAATCACCTGTCCCGCCGGCATGCCCAATCCCCCGCCGTGCCAGGATTGAGCCATCTTCTGTTGCGCGGGTGTGAGTTTCGGCGCGGAGGTTTCGCCCTGGGCCAATCCTTGAACATCCCCTCCCGCGCTCCCTCGCAAATCGGTCAAGCCATATTGCTCTGATGCAATCCGCTCGACTTCCTTCAAGGCCGTCGATCGCACGGTCGTCATGGACGGGGCCTTGGACCTCGCGAAATCGAAAAGGCTCTTGTCCTCGATCTCGGCAGAGCAATTAGGACAGTCGGGTATCTCGACCTCCGCAGTGCTGGCGGGGAGCTTGAAGGTCTGTCCGCAGTCGGGACAGCGGAGAATCATCATCACGGGCATGGTCTCACCATCTCACGGGCACCTGACCGAAGGCGCGGCGCTTCAATTCAAGCTTCCGCTCCTGCTCTTTTCCCTGAAAGAAATTCCTGACGATTCCACCGACCATGCCGTCGTCCTGGGGCGCCGGCTTTCCCGCCGCTTCCGCCGCCACGGCTTGCGCGTAGGTCCGCCCCCGGCTCTGCAAATCGCTCCTTCGCCATTCAATCCATGCCTTGTGGGCCAACGCAGCGGCAAAAACGCGGTCGTCCTTGCCTTTGCCATAAGCGGCGATCGACGCACCTTCCTGAACGATCGTCTGCATCTCCCGGAGCAAGGGGGCCGAGCGGATCACAAGAGAGCCCAGATGATAGCTGTCTCTCATCTGGTTCATGATGACCATGTTGGCGTCCAACGTGGTTTTCCAGCCGTAGGCGTAGCCCGCGCCCATGCTGTCCGGACGGTGATAGAGATACCACCTCGCGCCGCCCAAGGCGTCGGTGAAGCCTTTCACCGCCTCCGGCGCGCCTTTCACTTGCGCCTCGGCGCGAAGCGTCGATTTCAATTGCTTCAATCCGGTCATGATCGTCGTGCCGGGACCGTTGACCTCCAAATTGATGAGACAGTCCCGATACTGGCTCGCCAGATGAGCAAGGACCCATATCACCTGCCATGTCTCGGGAATGGGTGTCGCATATTCCGCCACCTGAACCAGCTTGTCGGCAAAGCACCGCCACACCGATATCGCATGGCGGTCCTGCCAGTCGTTCCGGCCATAAGCCGGATCGACGCCGATTACGTAAACTCCATTGGTCTTGGGCGGCTCCCATACCCGGAGATGCGCCTCTGACGAGAAGCTCACCGGCTCCATGTCGAGCACGCTCAGCTCCGAACCCAGGAACTGCTCACCCAGATTATAGCGATAGGCTTTGAACAGGACCGATTTCCCGTCCATGACGCGCTTCAGATCTTCGGTGAGCTTGCGGGCGGGAAAGAAATGCTGCCCCGTGACGATGAAGGCTTCTTCCTCGTGCCAGGGATATTCCTGCTCCATCGATCCTTCATTGAAGGTCCGATTCTGCGACCTCCAGCGGTACCACGCCAGTTGCTCATGCGTGACCTTGTGCCCATACTGGTCCCAGACGATCGCGGCTTTCTTCTGCTCCTCCTGCGTCGGCGATTCCTGCATCACCTCGGCATACCGCGGATCGCTCTTGGAGATGGCGTAAATCTCCTTGGCCCACCAGCCGATGAAAAACGCCCTTTGCGAATGACGGTCGTCCTTCGCGGCGTTCCACATCTCATGCCAGTGGTTGAACCCCTTGGCGGTCGATTCAAAGATGTAAAGCCGGTCCGGATGCGTCTCCGCCATGGACGCCATTAGACTGTCCAGACCTTCGCCGCCGCCCCACTTCGCAACCTCGGTCGCATGGACGAAATTAAACCCGCGGGACGTGCCAAGATCGGCATTGCGCTTTTTGCCGGCCACCAGATAGTCGAGCCTCGAGCCGTTTTCGAGCAGCAGGAAGTACTTGTTGTTTTTCACCACCGGAGACAGGAAGCCTTTCGGCAGGCTTTCGATGTATCTCTGGATGGTGTTGCGAAAGACCTCCTTGTTCTCGTCGCTGTCCGCGATGAGAGCTCCCCGCAGACCCTTGTGCATGTTCATCCAGAAAATATCGATCGCCAGCGATATCGTCGTGATCCCAAGCTGACGAGCCTTCAGGTTGACGAAGAACCGCTGCCCCTGATCCAGCCCCTGACACACCTCTTGCAGAAAGCGCATCTGCGCCCCGTAGGGCTTCAAGGGAGACGGCCCCTGAAGCTCCTTCGACTCAATCCGCAACATGCCGATGAAATCAAGGAACAGCTTGAGCCAGTTCTGCCGGGTCTTTATCGAACGCGCGACGAGGGAACCTTCCTTTCTACGCCATCGCCGCCTTCAACCGCGCCACATAGGCGTCGGCATTGGCCGGTCCATTATACACCCGAGCAAAAGCCAGCAGCTTCGCATCGTCGTTCATGTCGTCATCCGACAACACCACGTCATGACGTCGACAGAAATCCTCAAACGATGCCCGCTGCGCCGCCTCATCCGCCAGATAGTCAAAAACATGCTTCAGCCAGTTGAACCCGGCGGGGTCGTACAGATTGAACCCCATGAGCTGCCACGCGCCCCAGGATGAGCACAAAATCACCTTCGCCGTATCAAGCGAGCACCGGCAAATCCGCGCCACCCTCACCGCCGAATCATTCCGAGCGTCCCCACGAAACGCCGCGCGCTCAAACCGCCATGCGCGCGGATCCCCCGCGCTCTCAATCTGCTTGACGATATCCGCGAGACCCATCATGCCGAATCGGCCGAGGAATGAACCATCATCGCGTCATCATGACACCAACGGCGGCCCCGCCGCGCCCAGACCCAAACGCACCATCGGATCGGCACTGGCCCCGCGCTGCACCATCACCTGACCCCGCGCCTGCAATACCGCTATATCCGCCTGCGCTTCGAATTGCCGGCTCAATTCGCCCAGGCTCACCAGCATCAGATCATAGGACGAGACCATGCCTCTCAGCCCATAATCATCGGACACCTCGATAAACGCCGCGCTTCCCGTCGCGCCGGAGATCCGTCGATAAACCTCCTCGGCATTCTTGAATTCCTTGAAGTGCAATTGCCATTGCGCGCCGTTCTTGAACAGCATCGACACCGTGTTCATCGCCTTACGCTCCCAAAAGCCTCGCTACCTCGCCCATCGCATCCCTGATCGCACCCGCCAATTCGACATACGCGAATACCGGAGGGGGGACCTTCGCCGTCTTCCCAGAACACCAATTGCTCACCAGCGACGGCCGAACCCCTAAACGCCGAGCCAACTCGGCCTGAGACCAGCCCAAATCGATCAATTTCGCCCGCAATTCCTGCGCCGAAATGCCCCGGCGAACCCGCTTCGACGCAATTTCTTCGGGATTGTCGAATGTCCGGGGGCCGGAAATGTTCATTTCGGGAATCCGGTTTTCTCTGGGAAATGCGGGGGTGTGGGGCGCCCGAACGCCGATCGCCCGGGCCATCGAGGCCGCGGCGCCGCTCGCCTGGCTCGCCAACTCCGCCCGATCCATCACCATAGCACCCCGACTCTCCGCCAGTCGTTTCACTTGAAACTATGCTGCACCGAACATCGCATAACCGGCAGTATGGGAAATGCGAGTTTCAGCGATTTCAACGACTTAGATAAACGCGCGGCGCAATATGGGAAAAAGCACCGCAGCACGCGCAAGATGTAGTGGCGTCAGCCGCTTACCGCTCCTCGCCTTTCGCAGGCGCGTCATGGCCGCGCGAGCACCCGCGCCAGCCTTCGCCGCGCGTCGCTGACGAGTTGATGCCACGCCACCCGCAAGCAGTCGGAGTGATACCAGCCCAACACTCTAAGCCCGAGGGTGAGTGGGGCGGGAGATAGCGGGTCGTCGCGCAATTCTTGGCCGCACCTCGGGCATGTTTCCTGCTCGCTCGCCTCGATTTCGTGAGCAGTCACGTTGAGGTAGAGGGCTGTAAGCTCGCGTATAGCAAGCTCTGTGGCGCGCGGGGAATAGCGGTAGCGCTCGATCGACTGGTCGTACAGGTCGCGCCACCACTGGGTGGAGTTGATACTTGGGGCGCGCAAAACGGCTGAGATTGGCTGCCATTTGTCGGGCAGTACTTCCTCGATCGTCATGTAGCGCGGCGCGCCGGCGCCTGGGCGTGAGGGCTGGGGCTGGCCTTTCATCCAGGGTTTGAGCCATCCGCCGTTTTTGCCGCGACGCCAGCCCTGAGCGATACGCTCCTCGTCGGTGATGGGTTTGATTTCGGTCATTCGAGTGGGCAGCCTCGAGGCTGCAGCGCGAACGGCATGACGTGCTCCCTACCGGCCTGCGCCGGTCAGTTTATCATGAAATCGGCTCGGTGACACGGGATTTTGTGAGCGAATGCCGAACGACTCTGGGCGATTGTGACGAGATCGGCCGGTAGCAGATTCGAAGATGATCGTCACAATAGCTGAGCAGTGGATGCCCGACGCCCGCGCCGCAATACCGATGATCGGGCTTGGCTTTGTCGGGCCAAAGCGGGAATCGGCAGCCTTTCATGACACCACCCCACGCTGCCGGGTTTCACGTGCGAGAAAGCAATAAAATTGCGCAGATTTCCGCTTGCGCTCTTGTCCTAACTTCCCTATATTTAGGACGTGGCAAGGGCGATGGCGCCCGGCCGCGGAAGGGCAAGGAGGCCCGCCACGATGACCAAATACCACCTCAAGTACTGGGCGAAGCGTTCGGGCAGCACCAGCAACCCGCTGATCCCGGCCCTCTCGATCAGTCGCGTCTACGTCAACGCCGATGACGGCTCGACGCTCGGCTATGTCGAGCGCCGGATACAAGAAGGCGAGCGCTCCGGCCGCTCCTCCTATGACCGCCACCGCGCGGCCAAGGGCGATACCACGGTCACGCAGTCGGATGTGATCACCTCGACGCTGCCCGAGGGCGTGCTGGAGAAGATCCTCGCCGGCATCGTCGCCTTCAGCCCCGATTACGCCGAGGCGATGAGGGGCGACATGGACCGCTGGCTGGCCCTCCAGGGCCACGCTCGCGGCGTCAACTGGATCGCGTCGGGTGCACAAAAGCGCCGGCTGACCCGCCAGGCGCGCTTTGAAATCGAGCTGTGAGGAGCGCAACCCATGACCACCTACACCGTCTATCGCCACGCCTCTGATTTCGTCGAAGGCAGCGGGCTCACCGCCGAGCAGGCGGCCGAGATCATTCTGAGCCATGACGGCGCGCGCTGGGAGCTGCGCCGCGAGCCGGCGCGCTGGGATATCGCCGGCGTACCCTGCTGGCAGGTCTACGGCCCTCCTCCCGGCGGCCGTGGCGAGTGGGTGCCGTACTATGACGGGCCGCCGCCCCATGGACGCGCGCTCGAGGCTTGCGCGCCGACCGAGGCGGAGGCGTGGGCCAAGATCGCGCCGATGGTATTGACCGCTGATTGGCGCGGCCCGTTTACGGTTATGACCGACGCCGATTTCGACGCGATGATGGCCGAGCTCGCGGCCGAGCGGGAGGACTGAGGGGTGCGCGACCAACAGCTTGGCCGCTTTCTCCAGCGCGTCGCCGCGGAACACGACGGCGAGATGCCGCGCCGCGTGATGATCGCGCGGCACTCGCCGCAATCGCTGGCGCGCTTTCATCCGCTCGCCAGCTACGCCGAATGGGAGCGGCGCTACCGGGAGGTGGTGGCAGATCTGCGCGCCGCTGACGTGCCGATGACCGAGATCGACGCCGACGCGGCGCCGGCGAGCATCACCACCAGCCAGCAGCTCGCCAGTTGGTGCGAGCGGCAGCGGGGCGACGGTGCTAGGCCGCCCTATCGCCTCGGCATCAAATGGGCCACAGGGAGCAAGGCACCCTTCGGCAAGCTGGGTTTCGCCGGCACGAGCCAGAGCCAGATCGGCTGGTGTATTACGGGCCTGCGCTCTTTCGAGAGTGGCGAGGAGCGCTGATCGATGACGCGCGACGAACTCCGCCACATCGGCGCGGCGCTGTACGGCTACGGCTGGCAGCGCCGCCTTGCCGGCGAATGGGGTGTCAACGAGCGCACGATGCGGCGATGGGTAGCCGAGCCCGAGCGGCTGCCGCCTGACCGCGAGACATGGCTCCGCGAGGCTTACGCGGCCAGCGCCAACCGGATCGGCGATCTCGGCGCCACGGTGCTGCGCGTGCCGAGCCGCGATGAATTGCCGAATCTCGTCGTCCGCGTCGTTCGGCTGTGGGCCGAGATCCACGAGGCCGATCGGCCGCTGGCGCTGGAGCTCGCGGCGAAGCTGCCGACAATGGCGATACGGCGAGGCTAGCCGTCCTGAGCCTGGGGTCATAGCGGGCCGTACTCCTTGCGCTTTGCCGCCGCGGCGCCGGGATCGGCCTGGGCTTTCAGCGCCCACGACAGCCAGCTTTGCCGCCAGTCAAAGGATTCCGCCGCTTTTCGCCGCTGCCAGGCGACGAATTGCGCCGCTTCCTGGCGCAGATTGGCGGGAGGCAAGCTGAGATTGCGCCGTTTTTCCTCGGCTTCCGCTAGCCAATCAGGCGGAACGGTAAAATCCGCCGGAAGTCGCGTTGCTCGGCTCGCGCCGTTCACGGCACCGAGTCTCCCGGCGGGAGGCTCCCTCTCTCGCTGTGACTGTGACTGTGACTGTGATGGTGCATCGTTTTGCGATGCGTTTGCCAATGGCTCAACTATAGCTGAGCTATCGGTTTGCCATCGCTTTGCCGCGCCTTTTGCTCCCGCCTTTCGACGCTCCTCGCTATTCATCAAGGCCCGCGCCAATTCCGCGTCAATGCGCTTATGGTGCCAGAGGCCATCGACGATCTGAAAAAACGCACAGAGGATGGGCCGTAGGAGTTTCCGCCACTCCCCCACCGTCGCGCGTGCGATGGCGGCCAATTGATTGTCATCGTCAGGCAGCGGCCCACCGCGGCGCCAATAGGCGAAAATAAGCAATAGATAGGCGCCATGCTGATCGCGATTAAGGTGCATCGTGTCAGCGAGGTAGTCGCCGATATAGAACGGCATCCAGCTATCCGGCCGAGCGCCGCTCATGCGCCCTCCCGATCCGACCAATGGCGCGCCGGCGGCTGAACCTCGCCCGTCTCGCGCTCGAAATAGGTTCCCGTGGCGCGCTCGTATTTGAGATAGGCAATGCCCACCTTGCCGACGGCCTTGAACCGCACCTTCTTGACGTGGATCTCCACATCGTTGCTGGCGTCGGCCCAATCGCGCGCGACGACGACGCCGAGATCGGCCTTGTTCACCCAGTTGGCGCTGCCTGAAATGTCGTAAAGCGTCGGCACCGGAATATCGCCCGCCTTGTCCCTGTACATCTTGGCGGGGTGCGCGACGAACCAGACATGGACGCCATGGCTCTGAGCAAAGCGCTTCACCTTGCCCAGAATTTGGGAGACGTATTCCGTCTCCGTCATGTTGGCTGGGCGCTTGTGTTCGATCTCGTTGTAAGGGTCGATCACCATGCCCTTGATGCCGTAGCGCATGACGGCCACGGCGGCTTTCTCGAGTATCCAGTCAATCGTCGGCGCCTCATCGTCGGCGCGGATGAAGAAGATGTGCTCCTTGAGCCAGGCGATGGCGCGTAGCAGGTCCGTTTCGCTCATTCTGAGCCGCGGGCCATCCCAGAAAGGTGCCATCACTACTTTTTCGGCGAGCTTCGCGATATGCTCGTCCGGCGGATTTTCGAAGCTGCAAACCGCGAAGCGCCATTTGTCACGGCGCGCCAGATTGACCATCAATGCATCGACGAACTCGCTCTTGCCGCTGCCGGGTATGCCCGTAACGACGCTGAGCTCGCCCGGCCGGATGGTCATGAAATTGTCCACTTCCCGCCATCCGGTGCTCACGCCGCGCTTCCGGCCGCCGCGATAAAGTGCGAGCGTATCGCTCTCGAATTGTCCGGCATCGAACAGGCTCTTGATGGGATGAGGCTTCGCCTCGGCAATGCACTGTGCGAGCTTCTCCGGGCCGTGCTTCACCAGCACGTCATTCGCGTCCTTGCAGCCCTCGGGCCACGCGACCAGCCAGCACCGCTCGCGGCCGAGACGGCGCGCCAGCTCCTCGGCAAGCGCGCGGCCAGGCTCGTCTGCATCCGTCGCAAGAACGATCTTGCGAAAGCGATCGATATCCTCCTTGCAATTCCAGATATACGCGAATTTCTTGTCGTCGGCCGGATCGACCTCGCCGGCGCGCACGGTTTTCGGCGCGCCGTCCGGAACCGAAAGCGTGTTGTCGACGCCGGCCTCGACGAGAGACAG